CGTTCGCGGCGTCGTTGAGCGCGATGCGCAGCGCCTTCGGCAGGTCCGCGTTGAGCTTGCGCAGATTGCGGGAGAACTGGGCCAGCCCGTCGACGCGGATCGCGTCGGCCATGTCCCTCACCCCGCCTTCTTCTGCTCCAGCTCGATCCGTTGCGCCTTGCGGGCGTAGTAGATGCGCCAGCGCACGAACTCGTCAGCGCCCATCCGGTGCCGCAGCTCCGCCACCGTCATCCCCAGCTTCTGCGCCAGGAAGAACTCGAACTCCGTCCCCGGCTCCGCCTCGAAGGCTTTTGTACGCCTCCTTTTCGGCGCCCTCGACCATCCCGGACAGCTCGGCGATCCTGCGGGACACCGGCTCGATCTCCCCCGCCGGTGCGGCCTTCTGCCACCGCCCGGCCTCGGCCTCGGTCAGCTGCGGGTCCACCATGCCCAGCGCCAGGATCACCCGCTCGGTGGCCTCGGTGCCGTTGGCGGCCTGAACCTGCATCGCCTCGGCCCGGTTCAGGCCACGCACCCGCACCACGCCGATGCCTGGCACCTCGACGTCGGCCTCGGGCAGGCGTGGCTTGAGCAACAGCTCCTTGTCCACCATGGGACCCCCCTATGCCTGGTTGGTAGACGTGACCGTGTCGGACGGCTGGAACTTCGCCGTCCACTTCACGTAATCGGCCACCGGCGAAGTCTCCACGTACTCCTCCAGCAACGAGGAGAAAGAGTCCTGCGGCAGCCCGGAGCCGGTACCCTCCGGCTTGCGGATGACGGTAACCATGGTGCCCACCAGCGGCTCCAGAACGTCGCGGGGCCCGGTCACGCTGTTGTCGTAGAGCCCGCCCATGGAGAAGTCGCCGTCACCCAACCCGGGCGCGTACACGTGATCGCTTTTGCCGTAGCAGGTGACGTCGTGCTTGTCGGCCTTGCGGCCGAAGCTGGACTCGTTGGTGAACGCCGACAGGTCTGACCCACCAACGGTGATCACCGTGGTCTTGCTGTGAACGAACGTCATGACGTCCCCGATCCCGCGATGTCCAAAGTGAACAGTGCTGCTATGTAGTCGACGCCGGCGATGGACACCACGTCGAACTCGATCGACGCCACCCGCACCGCGTGAAACGCCGTGTAGGTGCCGGACTCCAACACCTGCTTGACACTCGACGCGCCGGACCCGTTGCAGTAGGCGCCCAACTGGTCGCGGGCCGCCCGGTCGGACACCTTCCCCACCACCACCACCACCGGCAGGCTGATGCGGTCCATGCCCCGGCCGTAGGTCTCGTCGAAGGTGTACGTGTCCGGGTAGGACACCACCGCCGCGGGCGGGGTCAGCTTGGCCGGCGGGTACGGGAAGCAGCGCAATCCGGCGATCGTGTCCAGCCGGGCGGAGATGGCGTCCATCACGGCGGCCAGGTTCATCCGGCCCCCCACCAGCGCACGTAGTCGGTGAGCGCGACCGCCACGTCGGCGTCGAGCCGGGCCAACAGCCGAACCTCGGATCCGCTGTCGGGCGACCCGGCCACCCCGGCGGGCGCGTCACGCCGCCAGATGAACCGGTTTCCTTGCAGCAGGGCGGCCTGTTTCACCGGGGCAGGGAACGCCGGCCAACCCCACTTCGCGGTGGTGACGGTGACCTCGTTGGCCTCCCGGCCGGTGGGCCGGTTGGCGGACTCCGGTTCGATGACGATCCGCTCGTACACCTTGCCGACCTTCAGCGCGTTGACCGGCTCCAGCTCGAGCACGTCGACGGTGCCGGCGGCGACGGTCACCACGAGGCCGGTCGCGTCGTACAGGTCGTCGATCTCCACCATGAACCGGGAGCGGCGCCGGTCCCACCGGGCGGTGTAGCGGCGGGCCTCCGACGCGTCGACCTTGCCGAACTGCCGGAAGGTGTGGTTGTCCACGGCGCGGGACGCGGACGTCGCAGCCAGGGCGACGTACGCGTCATCGACCGTCTCGGTGCTGCGGGTGGCGTAGTCCCGCAGCTCCGGGTCGGTCACATAATTCGGCTTCCACGCCACCGCCGCCTCCCGCAGTCTCAGGCGGCGTTGTTCTGCAGCAGCGCGAACGCCTTACGGTTCTGAATGTTGCCGTCCGCGCGCTCCCACGCCACGTACTCCACCTGGCCGAAGTTGGCCCGGCTGTACGGGTTGACCACCATCGCGAACTCGGACACCCGGCGGATCACATATGCCTCGCGCAGGTCGCCGAGCACCACGGACCGGGCCGACAGGGTGCCGATGCTGGGCGCCGCCTGGTCGATGATGACCGGGTAGCCGAGCAGCGTCCGCCGCCGCTCCGTCGCTGATCCTGCGTCCTGAATACCCCCGTTGGCGTCGAACAGCAGCGGCCGGCCGGTGGTGTCGGGCACGGCCCGGACCTTCATCCAGGAGGCCTTGTTCATCACCCATGCCGCGTTCTGCTCGTACGCCGGGTCGAGCGCGGTCTCCAGGTCGAGCAGCTTCTGGTAGGTGATCGCGTTGCCGGCGGCCAGCACCACATCGGCGGTCAGGCCGGCGTGCATAATGCCGAACGGCAGAGTCGTCCCGGCACCGGTCATCCAGTCGACGGCCTGCTTGCGCGCGATCCGGGTGCCCAGCACCCGGGCCAGCAAAGCTTCCACGTCGAACTCGGCGTCTTGGAGCAGCTCCACCGAGACTCGCAGGCCGGCCGACGCGTCGGCACCGGTGGATGTGTACTTCCACGCCTTCATCGCGATGGTGCCGAACACCAGGTCGGTGCCGGTGGTGAACGCCGCGCCTTCCGCGGTGATCGCGCCGGCCGACGCGGTGTCGTCGACCGAGGGGAACTCCACGTCGCCGCCGCGGTCGGTGGAGAATCCGTCGACCGCGCCGGCCAGGCCGCCGTACGCCTTGAGCACCTCGACCAGCTTGTCCCGGAACTGCGGCGAGACCAGGAAGCCACCGCCCGGGTCGGTGCCGACACCCTGCGCGTTCATCAGGTCCCCGTTAGGCCGGCCGCTGCGCAGGTAGTGGTTAAACGCCTGATTGTAGGTGTCGTCGCGGCGCGCCTCGCCGACGTGGACGAGCGCGGCCAGGTCACCGGGCACCGGCGTTTCGTAGGCTTCCTGCCGGCGACGGATGTTCTCCGACCGGCGTGCGGCCACCGCGGCCGACTCCAGCCGCTCGTACCGGTTGGCCTCGTCGTCGGTGAGTACCCGATTGGCGGTGACGTCGGAGATGGCCCGCATCTCCTCCAGGATCTCATCGATCGACGCCGGAATCGGCGGTGCGGCTGCGGGCGCCCCGCCCTGCCCGCCGGACGCGGCGGGGGTGGGCTGCGGCGCCGGCGCGGTGTTGGCGGGGCGAGGCTTGGCTGGCATGACTATCCCTTCGCGGCGGTGGTCTTCTTGGCGGCGGTCTTGCGGGGATTGAGGCGGCGGCGCAGCTCGCACTGGAAGAACCGCCACGCCTCGGACGGGCTAAACGGGCGACCCTCTTCGGGTAGCGCGATCATCTCGGTGACGATCTCCTCGTCGGTGGCGGACTCCAGCCACCCCTGATACACCTGCTGGAATTGCTCCCAGTCCTCCTTGCTCGCACCCCTGGTGCCGAGATAGTCGTCGGGAGGTGTGGGGACAGGCATCATGCGACCCTTTCCAGGTATGCGCGGGCTCGGGCGGTCACCAGCTGGGTCCGCGGCGCGGTATTGGACACTTCGGCGTCGTCGCTGACCGCCTCATCGGCCAGGCCGGCGTCGGCCGCCTCGACGGCGGTGTACTCCATTTCGGCGAGCATCGCGGCCCGCCAGTCGGCGACGGTGCCGCCGGCCCGGGCGGCGTAGATGGCGGCGATCTCCTGCGACACCCGGCCCAACGCGGCGGCCGACGCCAGGTGGTCAGCCTCGTTGCCGATCGTCAACGTCAACGCGTCGTGGATCATCAGCTCGGAGTGCCGGTTCATGGTGCGATGCTCGGCGGCCTGAAAGATGAACGACGCGGCCGACGCGGCCAGCCCGTCCACGGTCGCCTCCACCCGCGCCGGGTGGTCCTTCAACGCGTTGTAGATCGTCAACCCGTCCCAGTACATGCCGCCGGGGGAGTTGATGCGCAGGTCGATCACCGGGGCGTCGACGTCGCGCAGGTCCCGGACGAACTCCCGGGCGGGGACGCCGAACTCGCCGATGAAGTCGTACAGCTCGACCACGGCCCGTTCGGCGGATTGGTTGCGGATCGCGTACCAGGTGCCGCGGGCGGCGTTGACCGG